GACAAAAAACCCCGCTAGCGCGGGGTCTTTAGTCAACGAACATGGCAAGTAACATAATGCCGTATTATGCGAACTCTCAGCATCAAGATTCCTTAATAGCTTTAAAAGTATGATAGAGGGCTGATAAGCAAAGGAAAATCAAAAAAAGTATTAAAACGATATCATCATTTGTCATATTTTGCCAATCCCCTAAAAAGACCAAGCATTGATTTAATTCATTTTTTTAATACCAGGGCAAGCTCGCCGGCTTAAAGAAAAATGTAATAAAATGCCAATCAGAAATCAATTATAAAATCTTTGGTTCCGTAAGAATGCCATACTCTTAGATGTTTCATCAACTGACCAAATTGTAGAGTACGCCCACAGTATGAGCATTGCGTGTAACTCGAAGTTTGGTCGCGTAAAAAACCGTAGACTACGCCTTGTGACCGAGTTGGATCGGTCACAATTCCCCTGAACGGTTTTTTTTGGTTACTGCTACGGTAGAACATATAGACGGTTTTAGGTAATCAGAAAGAAAAAGAACTTTGAGAATTTGCACCATCTACAGAACTACGCTGTAGGTTAGGCTGGACATAATTATTAGCCTGATAAGATGAATAATTAGGCTGCACCTGCATTTGTGGCACAGCATTATTTACCTGAGCAGGTCGATTATTCTGAACCTGAAAATAATTAAATGGTCTATCACCATCTTCCATAAGTTTACGGCAATCAGATTGGCTTACATCATGCAAAATAGTGCCCTGTTGAGTATAAGCAACGTATTTACCATTTTTCTTCATACAACCTGAAAAAACAGGCTTAGCGGTAACTTCATATTGAATCTGTGAAGTATCCATATCGTAAGGACGATTAGGATTATATTTCACAGCTATAGTTTCCATTCTTACATCATTAACAGCTTGCAGCTCAGCGTTACGTTTTTCAGGATGCATTAAATCAGCATACTGTTCTGGAGTAAGACCAGCCATAGATGCATCAAGCTTAGCCTTTTCAGCTAAGGTCATATTTGAATTATTTGGCTGTGGTGAAGTGTCTGTAGCAGAGACTTCTTGTTCTTTAGAACCAAAATATTTATTAAATACTGGATAACCAATATATACAGAGAAACCAACAAGAGCAGCTAAAAGACCAACCATCTTAAATAACTTGGTAGGAATTTTAAATTTGTGGGTATCTAATACCGTAGATTCATACCAGTTAAAGACCTCTTTATTAGGTCTATAGATAGAGGTAGTACAACCATTTTTAACAGTAGCCTTTTGAAAGTCGTCTGGATCTGACTCAACAAACCCCCAAGTACGCTTAGCAGCAAAAGGAACATTCCCATTTCTAACAAGATGAATATGCTCAGATGTTAAACGTCTAACATGAGTATGTATAAACATTGGATGCTGAGTAACAATAAAAATATCCTTACCCTCATGACGATGTTTTTCTAATAACGTTAACCATCTAGGTAAATCCTCAGTTTTACAGTTAGTTGGTACGTCTCGTGTAAATTCCTGAACCTCATCAATAAAAATAACTGATGTTTCTGGTGTATCAATCCAGTCTTTAAAATGATCTAGAACTTGATATGGGAAAGGTATTTCGGGTTTTAAACCACGAATATTACATAAGTAAATTGGACGGTTTTCACTAGCCATTTTGCTAGCAATTTCCATCATCATTGCAGTCTTATAAGAGCCAGGCTGTGCTGTAATTAGTTTAATAGCCATGAATTAACCCCCTGTATTAATGCCAAAGGCACGAATGGCTACTGACATTAGTTTCAAACTAAAACAAGCAGCCGAAGCAGATAAAATAATGTTTACACATTGAATGAAATCAAAGTATTGAATGACCTCAGCAGCAGTACCACCAATGGTTGAGAGTTCAGCAGCTTTATCAACAATCTTTTGTTGCATTTCATCAATAAAAGGTTTGATCGTACTCGTTAAAAATAAGTAAATAATTCCTGCAGTAGCAGTCCCCAAAATTAATTTGGCAAATATTTTAAAAACCGCATATCTAAATAAAACCTTCAATAATGCAGCAACAATAGCCCCAATAAACAACGGCATTAGATAGCCCTCACTGTTGAATCAAGCATTCTAAAAGCAAGAATTAATGTACTGAGATGTATCAATATTTTTATTAGTGCTAAGAGTTCACACCAACGGGAAATTGGAACTACAAAAGAACCAAAATAAGGAAAATCAACCGTAAAGTCCTGTACGCATGCAGTATTAGAAAAAGTTAATTTATTAGATAAATTCTGAAGTGCATTGGTAGCTTCTGACTGGGCATTTAAATAGCGAGGATCGTCTGAAGCATCTCCAATTTTCTCATACTGTGATGTATCAAAGTCTGATGAATCAGTCTTCATCATATCTTTAAAATCAGTAGTCTGTTTCTCAATAGCATCAACAACAGGCTTAACATCGGTAGTTCCGCCACCACCACCGCCAACAGGCTTATTATTAATTGCATTAACGACTTCATTAAGCTTATTAGCTGTAGAGTTGGTATTAGCGTCAACAGCACCTTTAACCTTATCTGCATTGGCTTCTACAGCCGTTTTTACCGTTGTTGCATTAGCATCTACAGCAGCTTTTACATTATTAACAGCAGCGGTTGTTTCCTTAACAGCAGCAGTAGTTTCTTTAACTGATGAATTAACAGCATCAAGCTTTTGATTAGTTATACCTAAAGTACGAGAAACATTATTAACAGAGTTAACGATTTCATCTTTAACCCATGTCAGCTTGTTATTAACCGCATTAATAGCATCAAGTATAGACCTTAAAATAGTACTACTCTCAGGCGGAATAGCTGGAGGTGGTGAAGATGCAGGCGGAGGATCATTAGGATCAGGTGGATCAGTAGGATCTGGTTCTGGTGGCTGAGGAATAGGATCAGTCGGAGGTGGATTGCTATTCTTTACACAAATCTGCTTACCATTAAAACTACCCGGCACATAACCAGAACCACAACCTGTTGGGGGCATGTCGCAATAAGTCGCACCATTCTGACAACCCGTTTTAATAGGTGGCGGAGGTGTACCCTCTGGGCAATAAATAGAACCATCTGCTAAACGGTTACAACCATCATCAGGCGGTTGATAACATCCTCCATATGGATCCTTTGGATTACATGTAGATTTAGAAAATTCAGGGGTACATGATGGTGAAGGAATAGAGCTAATAGAACTCAAAGTAACCATCTGATATTTACCAGTAGAAATAACTAAAGGATTAACTTTGTCAGATGCATCATAAACACAATAAGTACCGTCAGGATTCTGTTTGCATGCACGCAATGGGATCGGCGTATTCGGCTCAAAATATGTTGGAACTGGATAACCTGAATTTGGACACTTTGTTACGACATCACACACTGCAAAAGATGATGATGAAACAGAAGCATCACCTATATATGAACCTGATGAACTAAATCTTTTTTCATAAAAATTACAATAATCACCAATGACTTCATATCGATAAGCATTTTTAAACGACAAAGGTCTATTAGCAAAGGCAGATGCACAAGCAGCTTCTTTAGTTTCTGCACAATCACCACTACCTGAACGATAACCAGAAAGTGCAAAAGCCTGAACAGAAAATAAGCTTATAATTATGAAAACTAAATATTTAAAAAACTTCATAAAAGCCCCCAACTTTTTTAAATATTTAATTCTTATAAGATGGGGGTATTTCTACCCCCTGAGCTATTAGCTAAAGAATGTAGCTTTCGCCCATTTAATGAGTACAGCAACAACAGCAACAGAAATCATTGCAACACCGATCGCTGTAACCATTGCAGTACCATCAGTTTTAAACTGAGCAGCTTGTTCATCAACTAAAGTTGCTGCGCTTGCACTGCTTAAAATACCCGCTGATAAAACAGCCCCCAAACCATAACGAGAAGCGTTGCGTAGACTTACAACTCCGCGTTTTTCTTGTACAACGATTTGATTTTCCATATTTATCTCCAAGGGTTAAAAACCCATTAGTTTTAGAACGATTTTAAAAACATAGCTGAGACCGTACAAAACTACTAAAGCAGCAAAAAGACCAGTCACCAAACCCATGTTTAAATACCCAATACATGTCGTCTGGTCCGACCCATAAATCAAACAAGCCAACATAATTGAATTCCTTTACTTCCGTTTTTTATAGTAGAGATATAAACCCACTGGATGAGCTATTACCCCTACCACGAAGAAATACCAAACTGCATAGATGACCATTAGAGACATCCCCAATAAATAGGATTGTCGGCTTGCGATTAACGCCCCCAAAAGCCGACAAATTCTTTTTATTTACACTTATAAAAATGGATGCAGTAACTAGAGTGTTTTGTAAACTTTTTACCGCACTTCTTGCATGTATAAACATATTCTGTCATAGTTAAAATACACGTAAGTTATTGATTTATTTACATATTATACATTATACGAAGTGTTATATAGTTAACACTTTGATATATAAAGATATTTAATCATCCTGTAGAACTATTT